TGTAGACACAGTCCTCGGCAGGTACTCCGGTCTCTCTAAGAAACTGGCTAAGAGGGTCTTTCTTATCGCCTCGTACTCTTCGGATGTAATATTTGGCGTGCCTTGGATGAATTCCAGAAGCGGTGTCAGTGAGCTGGGAGACTGTCCCACTCGGTTTGACACATGTGATAGCACAGCTTTCAGGTATTCCGAGGATGGATGCCCATTCTGTATTAGTAACGCGAGCAGTTTCTCGCAAGGTGTCGAGTAATTCATTTAACTTTTCTCCCTCTGTGCAGAGTAGTTTGTTATCGTAAATGCCAGTGATGGAAACGCCCAACAAGCGCTCCTCTTCGGTGTTACGTTGCCACACCTTACGCAGGTACGGAAACTTGGTAAACGTCGACTGGATGGTGCCCAGGATCGTTGCCAGCTTAACCTTTTCAATCAAGGTCTCAGGCGTGTCATCGTGGCGCGCTATAACCTCAGTAAGATTACAGAACTGATTCGGTCTGAGGATAATCTCCGAGCAAGGATTAGTTCCGAACTCAAAGTTTGGATCTCTATGCCCATATTTTGCAACCGTCTTTTGAGCAGCTTCCCGATTAAAAATCCCTCTCTCACCGGAATGGGAGTTGTAAAGTGACAACCACTCTTCCATGAACTTTCCAACAGTAGGTGTTTCACTATACACCGCACTGTTGTTCGCAAGAGCGCGGTGGGGCGCTGTTTCCCACCAAGGGCCAGCTTTAGCATAACGGATCCTTTCATCATCCAGGTCAGACAAACTAATCATGGCCGAGCGACGCACGCCACCAACCACAACAACCTCACCAATTTTACACATCAGGTCATGGCACTCGAGTGTGTGCAAACGACGGCCCTTTGCGTTCTTAAACATGTTGACTGCAAAGTTAAACAAGTCAACCAACGGCTCAGGACCAGATGCACGGCCACCAAATGTCTTCAAGCGCGCGCCAGCTGGACGTACCTTAGACACGTCCCATTTTGGGATCTCGCCGGCGTATAGATGTGCCAGCAACAAACGCAAAGACTTAGCCCAACCCTCTTTGCTGTCATGCACTGCGATCACGTGGTCGGAGTCAAACAACTTCTCTGGCACCTCTGGTAACTGCGACACGTATTTGTTCTCTATAGAGAATCCAACGCCGGTGCCACAGAGCAAAATGAACATGGCTTCGTCAAATGCCTTGACGTCGTCCACTGGCAAATAGCTGCAGTTATACATGCAGGTGTTGTCACGATCTGCTGCTTTGCCAGATGTCATCATGGCGCGCATAGAAGGCATTACTTTAAGGTCTTTAATTGCGTTATATATTTTGTCGCGCAATTCACTGTTATTTGATGATAAAACCGGTGTACGGCTAAAAATGTAATCTACAAAACGTTGTGTGGTTTCATCCCAAGTTTCGCGTCGGCCTTTGTCATCTAGAAAACGGGCGTAACGACTTGCTGCAATATATTCCTGATACTGATCCATGGTGTATTGTTGTTATTGATTGATTGATAAAAAAGGGCGAACCACATAGTGATCCGCCCGCGTGTTACATGTAACCTACTTACACAGCGAAGTCTGCTGCTGCGTTTGTAGCGCCACCAAGTTTCTCACCGTCTTCCAACTTCTGAACGTTGTTAAGACCGGCTGCAATGCCCTTTGAACCACTTGCATCGTATGGATACAGTGTGATAGAAGCACGGCCGTAGCAACCGCTGTAGAACTCGCTCTTATCCATGATCGGTTCCAAGTCGGCGTCGACAATGCCTGGCTTCTCGTTAGAGTTTGCGTTGATGAAATAGTGACCCGCATAGATTGGATCATCTTTTTCTGCGTCGCCATCACGCAAGCCACCTTTGAGTAACTTGGGCACTGAACCACCAAAGAAGGCCGCGTTAGCTTTCTTGATGTCTTCAAAGGCCGCTGTGAAGCGCTTGATTGTTTCTGTATCTGATTTGGGGATCAGAATAGATGCAGAGTATTTCAACTGTTTGTTCAGTGTCTCTGCAGGCTCGAAAACGTGCACAAAAGAGAAACGAACTTTGCCAGTAACGAACTTGGCTTTGACTGATTTAGACATTTTAGACTTTTTCCATTTTAGATTGCACCGGGTTTGAAGGTACCGGCACGTTGACCTTTTCTTGCCATGATATTAATGCAAACATCTGGCAAAAACTTTCATGCATCGTAAAAAACTCCCAAAGTGCGCATTGCTTCTCGCATAGCTAACACTCTCTGGAGATCGTTTACGTAGTCGGGGTTCTTCATTAACTCTGGGTGGTCCCACACACATTGTGTTACATCCAGAATGCTACGCCTCAACCTAAGCACATCATCTCTTTTCTCACCGCCGGGTAGTTGCTCAAAGTCTTTTAGGTACTGGGACACCATGACTTGAGGAACACTTTTAGCGATGGTATTTAAATCAAGATATACCACATTCTACTCCAGCTTTTGCGACCATGTAAAGCCCCACGTTGCCTAGCGCGTAGCCAAAGAAGCTAATTGCCAGGCCGGTGTTGCCCTTAAACAACAGATCGCAACCAATGTAGAAGTAGACCAAACCGATGCCAGCAATTAACCATGCACTCATACGATTTCCTCAAAGAATACTGGAGTGTTTTCTCCGACGTATGAACCGACCATGTTAAAGTAGTAATACTCGATGGCTTCAACTTCGTTCATCTTGTCGACCTTCATAAGTATTTCAAGAATCTTATCAACGTTGTAGCAAACCAATGGCTTACTGCACTGGTAAACAACCCCCATGATTGCGTCGTCAAAGTATGGTTCGGTTAAGAACAACAGCTCATCGCCGTACATTTCTGCTAGTTCTTCACGTGTCATTTGAAGTCATCCTCCACGGTTTCTTTTACCTTAACCAACTTGGGTTCACCATCTGGCTTCACAATTAATTCACCCAACCAAGTAACAACCTGCCCCTTGGGTGCCAGCTTCTCTAGCGTGGCCAATGACTTCAGCTTGGGTGCCTCCCACAACGCGCCAACGTCGATGCCCTTTTCTTTGAGCACGGTTGCAGCCAGTGCGTGGTCTGTGATCTTGCGGTGTGTTGACGTTGTGCCCAGCTTGTAACCTGGTGGTACGATCTGGTGATACACCGCGCGCGACACAGCAAACTCTTCTACGTCATTGACCCAGGTCTTTAATCCCTTGGCTTTGTCGAGGACTTCTGAGAACTCTTCGTTTGTGAGGAGCGCCGCTTCTTTGAATTCGAGTCTTGCGAGTTCTGTGTTGAAGTCACTGCGGGCGCGACACTGGGCTTTAGCACGGCAAAATTGGCACCATTCACCGGGGAGGAAATCGCCCGCACCGCTCCACGCTTTCTTGGCTTTTGGTTTGACGTAGTAGCTTGCCCAATCGATGAGCTTGTCAAGACTTGTACCATCTGTGCTAATGCTGTCGAGTCGTGGCTGGTGGATGGTATAGCTGACTTCCTTGATGTCTGGATATTCTTCTCTAAACTTCGACCATGCGCCCAACGCATATAGTCGTAGCTGGGGATTGTCTGTAGCTGAGACTGCAATACCTTTGCCGAACTTGAGGTCGATAACGCGGATCGAATTCTTTGAAAGAATAACCACGTCTGCTGTCCCGAAACCGTCAGGAACCCAATCACTAAAGTCGACGCGTTGCTCAAATAACGGGGTGTCGCCTTCACCAATTTGACTGCGGACATACAGAACGTAATTATCGACGTTAGCCTCGAAATCGTCATTGAAGTAGGGTGTTGATTTAATGGTCTCATATTCTGTCTCATACTCATCGCGTTTTATTTGTCCGAATTGAAGGCGCAGTTTAATTTCAGCAAGAGAGTGCGCCGTTGTGCCCTCCTGTGAAAAATCGAACCCACCGACTTTGCGGTTTTGTTCGGGGAGGGTTGCCTCCAAGCGTGCGCTCGGTGTGCAAGATAGCCAACGTTTTGATCCGGAGGCCGACAATAATGCGTGAGCAGTCATTTTTACCTTTTTAGAAGTTTATCGGTAAATATATTAATGCAAACAAAAAGGGCCCCGAAGGACCCTTTATTTAAGTTTATTTTATTATCTGAAGGGCGGTTAGCCTGCGCTCTTCAACTGCTTTATTAGGTCGCCTACCGCCCCAGCAAAGTCAATGGAAACCTCAGCTTTAAGATCGACCTTCTGGTCGCGTGTCTCGCGGTAGTCATCGGGATATTGTCCCCGTAATGCAATCTCCGCCAGACGGCTATTAAAGGCCTTATTCTCGACGTTTGCAAGGATCTGGGTCTCCCAGTATGCCTGCCCGTGAACGGTGGCCATATCCATGGCTTCCGCGAACGCGGGGTCCTCTTTTTTGAGGCGCGCTGCTGTGCCCTTGCTGATTCCCAGCTGGGCGTACATTGTCTTTTGTGATGCGCCTTGCTTACCTAATTCAATAACTAACTCCGCATGCGCAGGTGTAAATTTGAACAGTGCCTTTGTTGCCATTATTTTTTCTTCTTTGCGGTCTTTGCAGACTCTTTAAATGCCTGTGATGTAGGAGCGCCCTTGGTGCCTGGTGCGCGCATCTTCTCGCCAGAACCCTTGGCGATACGTTCCTGTTTTGCATGGATGTTGGCATACAAGCCGGGTTTAGTTGCCATGATAGTGTTTCTCATTATTTACAAATTAACATAAAAATGTACATAATACTTAACATTATGTACGTACATGTTTATAAGTACCAACGTTTTAGAAAGTTGGCTATCGTTGTCTCGCCTTAGCGCTCCGCATGAACTTAATCACTTGGTTTGGCAACTGCATAACCAACCCTCTATCTATATTAATGCAAACTATTTTGTAGCGTCGCCCTTGGCGGCAGGCTGGCTTTTCATTGCCTCTACATGCCGCAGGGTGGCCTTGATCTCAGGCATAACCTGGTTAAGGTACGTGCGAGTCAACGCCTCTGCCATGGCAGCGCGCTTAGGGTTTAGCGGGTTGCCTTTGTCCATACCCGCGTTGACCATCATGTTCTTAAGCAGCTGGCTCATCTTTATTTTCCAGTTCTTCATTTAACTTTTGCACCTGCGGACCGACTTGCATATGTATGTCATTGATGTAATTTGCCCAAGCCATAACCGGCGTATTTGTTGGCCTGTTCATTGCGTTAATTAATTCATTAATTTGGCGCAACGTATACTGCAAAGTAACAATTGCATCATCCATAACTTTCGCTTCTTCACTCATTTTCTACACTCCTTTGGTTAATAAATTGCTTGGTCTCTATCATTCTTTCAAACCCATCCCACAACCTGCGGGCTTGGATATCTAACACTTCTTTTATGCCGTTGAGTTTGTTAAACAACTCGTCCTCATCAAACGGCACTGGACCATCAATATGCTGGCGCATAAACTCTTCAATCAAGTCTGAGACGTTTGATATTTTCAAGATATCTTGCTCCAGATCAAACCGGTCATACTGGTGAAAATACTTCATTTAATCTTCTCCCGTTTCTTAACAGCCGCCTCAAAGTCACTGAAGTACCACTCACCCAGGATTTCAATGGCGTACGCCACACGTTTCCAAAGCATTACGTCCTCTTCAGCGCGATCAATTTGTTTTAGCTCCACCTTCTCCAGGTCGCGCATTAATCCAACGTAAGTGTCTACCAAACTTTGACAAACAATCTCGTCTAAAAAGTCATCATCTACTTCTAAATGCATCGCTATTCCTCCGGTCTATTTCTCGTGATATGTACCATCTAGCCTTCTTAAGGTCTTCAACGGCGTCGTTTTTTAGGTCTGCGCGCCAAATGTATTTGATCGCATTACCAAGGTTAAAACCCATGTGCTCCGTTATCTGAATACACTCCACACCGCTTGGATGTTCTGTGTAATGCTTCGGTTGATTAACTGGATCGTTCATGCTACCCCCCATCTCATCACTTCATGAACAACCATCTCAGCCTCTTCTTCATTATCACAAAAGAAAATGCATTTAATGTCTTGGTAGAGTTCAGTGTTTAGCTCGTCGCCGTACTCAACCGTGACCCCATCATCACCATGCGCAACAACAAAAATCATACGCGTAATTCCTTCTTAATAAACTCCACGCCCTTGGCAAAATGCCAGCGCCAATACTTCTCTGATACATCTATGTCTTTGTGCGTCTTGCCCTCCAAGAACGCCTCCAACACAATACGCTGCTTCTCTGGCATGCGGTTCTCAATCAGCCTATGGATGTCGTTTAGATCCTCTGGATCCCACGGCACCCAACCATCGGCAATGATTTCTGGGTGTGCATCCGGCTCGTCCTGCTCAATGGGATCAATCTCTTCGTCCGACAACTTGGTGCGGGCCGCGTTGACTTTGTATTTTGTTGTTGTTTTCATCGTGCTTATATTAATGCAAATTTAATGCGTTTAGGAGGGCTTCTTGGAGATTTATTTTACCTTCTAGTACATTTACCGCCTGAATATCAATACTTTTTTCTACAGTTAGGTGATGGATGATCACCGGTTTGGTTTGTCCCTGGCGGTAGATTCGCGCGTTTGCCTGCACGTAATTCTCCGAACTCCATGGTAGGTCGTACCAAACAGTCTGCGCCAGGGCGCCAGCGTTGCACTGCAGGTTCAAACCAATGCCACCAGACTGCGGGTGCGCCAGCATGATCGGCACCTTACCGTCGCGCCATGCCTGCATGTTGTCATCGTTGAGCACCTCAGCGTACGGAAACGCTGCAAGTATTCTCTCCAAGGAATGTTTGAAGTGGTAGAAAATCAGCGTGGGTGTCGTGGATTCCTCCAGCAGCGACTCCAAAAACTCAATCTTAGCGTTGTTGGTTCGCACCCAGCTGCCGTCCTCTGTATAGATTGCGCCAGATGTAAACTGCAGCAATTTGCCAGACAACACGGCTGCGGTGGGCGCTGTGATCTCAAACTCTTTTATACCCAGCACCAGATCCTTTTTAAGGGTCTCATACTGCGCCGTTTCATCCTTGCTAAGGGCTATCCTATGGTAGAGCCTTGTGCACTCTGGAAGCTGCAAATAATCATTCGCGCGGAGGCTGAAGCATATGTCGGAAATTTTTTGCTGGATCGCTTCCACTGCCCCCGGTTTCGGTTTCCAACTGTACACCACTCGTGTGTGTCGGTTCATTTGATCCGGCTGCATGTATAGGTCCCTGAACTTCGTTAATGAGCTCTCTAACCTTTGCCCTAAGTCTAGGATTCCCACTTGCGCCCATAAATCCCCAACCCCCTGCGGAGATGGGGTTCCAGTCAGAATCAAGCGTCTTTTGAATGATTTCAAATGTTTCTTTAATGCTTTGAACCTTTTGGTTGATGGATCTTTGAAACGGCTGCTCTCGTCCACTACCAAGTTGTCGAACGTAATCGGCTCGTCCAACAACCATACCAAGTTTTCTAAGTTCACAACATAGATTGATGAGTTCTGTTTGAGCGCGAGTTGCCGCTGCGTCGGCGTCCCTAAAACTTTGCTCAATGAGAGCTTCGAGAGGTGCTGCCAATTTGTTATCTCCTTGTCCCATACGTTCTCCGCTACTCGTTTAGGCGCCACTATAAGCGTAGTGCCCGTAAATTGCTCCGCTATTATCGTCAACGCTGTCACTGTCTTGCCCAGGCCCGGCTCCATGAACAGCCCCAGTGATGGCTGCCCCTTCGCCTTCTCGATCATGTCCAGCTGGTACTGGTGTAGTTGATGTCTTTCTAGCACGTGTTTGTTCCCATATCCAATCCGCTATTGCGTAATGTTGCACCATTGTCCCCGCGCCTTTAATGCGGTTGGCTTTGCGCGATATGAACGCGACGTTGCCTTCCACATAACCTTTCTTAGGGACAATCCTATCTAACTCTGGTCCATTTTCTAACGACACACCGTGGCCTAACTTTGACTGCCCCCAAACAAACGGCGTGCGAAAGATAGGACACTCATCTCCAGCAATAGACAACAAATATTCAGTGGTCAAAGAAAACGGCACGTTATTTTTCTGCGCCCGATCCTTTGCCTTTGCACATGCAACCTGTATCTGCCTTACCTTTGGATCAACAGCCACTTATAAAGCTCTCAACGTCAGACTTGCTTCGGATTACGCTTGTGGTAAATCCCTGGCTTTCGAGATCCCTGAACACCACCTGCTGCCTTGGAGATAGTATCCCCTTTGCTGTCTTTAGCTCCACGAAGTGGACCTTCTTGTTTAGCAACACTATCCTGTCCGGCACTCCCGTCACCGTTGATATCCACTTGTAACTCAAGCCCCCCGCTTGCTTCACCCTTTGGTTTAGATACTGCTCGATTTGCTTTTCTAGCATTCTTTTCTTTCTCAATAATCACACCCTGCGTCAACTGCGCAACAATGTGCTCAGTCAAGTAGGCACGTGTCTCCTCACCAATGTCTTCAATGTCTTCGCCAATGTGCTCAAAAATACGGCACACTGCGTGGGTGGCTTCGTGCGCGATTACCCCTGCAAGAAATGCAGGACCATCATCGCAGGCATCAAGGTCAAAAACAACAACAACAATGCCGTCACGACCATCCGCGATATAGTGTGTCTCCCCCACACCGATATCCAACGCATCAGCTTTAATATTGATATCATGGTCTTTTAAAATTTTTTGAAATTCTTTATTGCTAAAACATAAAAGGATGCGGACCTTAAAAAAGCCCGCATCGATTGAGAAGTAGTTATACTTTTTTGGCATCTTTTTTGAGCTTGTTGATTTGTTCATTCATGCGCTTCATCTCTTTTTCCATGTCAAGGATTAGTTCTGATAACTCCTTGATCATGTCTTGGCACTCACCAAAGCCAATGATAAACATCTGCTCGTTGGTGTGCACCTGCATGTTAACCTTGTGCCTGCTGTTCCATGCTTGGTACGCGATGCGTGCTTGTTCTGACATTAGAAAATCTCCTGTTCAAAGTTACTGATTGACTCGATATATTTTTTAGCCTTGGCATTCAACTTAACACCGCGGTAGATGTGGATGCGCTCACCGTTCTCACGGATCACGTCCACCGTGATTCTGTGCTCCTGCGTCGACGCTAAGAACCGGCGCTTGAACGCCAGGTCTGTGCCCACCGGAATGTTTTTCTTGATAGCCCAGTGCTTGTAACAACGGAATACATCATCCTTTGTAACGTACGTCGTTGCATCAAACTCCAACGCCTCGTCAGCAAACGATCCAAGCACGTTACCAATCTCTTGCATAAGCTCGAGATAAACCTCGCCACTCTTTGGCTGCAGGAAGTAACCACCGCGCTCAATGCGTCGTGTCAACCCTTCGATCGCCCAGTTAAAAATGCCACCCAGCTCGCTCTCGAGTTTGTGCGACAAGTCGGTGTCCTCTTTGCCGTAGAAGCTGTTAGACATCTTGAGCACAACCATACGGCCGGTCAACGCGTTAGAGTTTTCTGTCAACTGCAACGCCTCGTTAGAGTAGATCACGATGCGTGTTGGCAGGTATCCGTTCCACGCCTCTTTGTTCTTGCGGTTAACAGTAATCGTATCACCACCAACAATCCGCAAAAGTTGGCCAACAACAGCAGAACGATTACGATCTGGGGCTCGAGCATCAGTAAAAGAAGCCAGTAGCTTGCCAAGCCAAGGCTGTAGACCAAATGAGTCACCAAGTTCTCCCAATTCTGGCGCTACCGTGTTGTGTTGTCCAAGCAACGACACCAGCACCTTGTTAATAGTTCCCTTGCCTGAACGGCGGGGTCCAATGATGTTGAAGAACTTCTGCTGGCGCGTGTCACCGCTCAGGATATACCCAAACATCTCCTGCAGCGAGTCAATCGACTCCTGGTCATCCGGCCAAACCTGGTTCAAAAATGTTAACCATACTGAACATTTTGCGTCCGGGTTGTACTCGAACGGCAGTGAGTTTTGTGTGAAAAAACCCAGCGAATGTGGCAGGATCAAATAATCCTTGAGGTGAAACAATCCGTTCTTCACGCTGATCAACTGCGACGCCTCTGGCTTGTTAGGCGCGTACGCCTCCAACCAGATCGGTGGCTTGGTGTTAGGCTGATTCTCCAAGTGCACCACACCCTTGATCGCATCCAAAGCGGCCGACACGCTGGCCGGTGTGGGTGTGAACGGAATTATCGCGCCCTTTTTACCCGGCTTCTTGCAGTTATCCAAGAACATGTATAACTTGGAGCGGATCGTCGCCTCCTCAATGATCTGATAATGCGTCCCTACGTACACGTAAAACTCATCCGCATAGTGTACCAACCGGTACCCTTCCTCGCACGAATACACGTTGTCTAAGAACGTTTTAGCGTGGTTAATAGGGTTGCCTACGTCGAGCACAATCTCACCGCGCGCCATGGCCTCCTTGCGCGCCTCCTGGTTGATCTTAAATATCAGCGAGCGCAGTGTGGCACCCTGGCCACGGAACGTGCGCCACTTGCCCTCACAGCTCATCGGACCGTTGGCCACGTACGCACCAACCTGTCCGTCCCCATAGCTCCACCGCTCCCACACGTCCAGTGCCTCCAGGTCACCGCTGAACTGGTGGTGTAACGCAAACCCAACCTGCAGCCAGTCCCCATACCCACAGTTCGGGTCTAGGCGCGTCAATATATCTGTCTCAACCTTGTGCAGGTCATAGCCTTCCAACGGTGGCACGTAGTCCGCAAACGCGTCCCCTGTGCGGTGTATTGTGCGCTCAGGCACAAAGCTCGAGATATCCTGCTCATCCTCTGGAATCTCGCCAACAATGTGGTTGCCGGTCACCGTGAAGTAACGCCCGCGGTTATACACCTCCAAACCCAGCGCGTGGTCAACGTGTGCCGACTGTAGGTTCGCGCGTGTGAAAATCTTTACGCCAGTCCCAGACGGGGACACCTCTGCGTAACCCTGAATTTGGTTGGCAATCGTCTCGAGCGCAGTGTTGGTGTACTTAGAGTGAAACGGGTCGTAGCAGTCGTCCAGGTCCACGCCGGCCAGGTTGTCCGAGTCGTCAAACACAAACCCAATGCCGTCAAAGCGCTGGGGTTGCTGTTCATAGGCCTGCTGGACCGCCAGAAAGTCCGTCCACGTTGACGGATCGTTTGACTTAGCCGACTGCCCGTTGGGTTGTGAAGGCAGTTTGCTCCAACGTTTGTTGTCCGCTTCACCAACCTCCACAAATTTCCACATCACCCACCGCGGGATCCGCTTCAACTCCATCGGTATGTTTTCAAACAGCACCGGTAGTGCTTTTGGTTTATTCATCATAGTCCTATATTAATGCAAAGGTCGGGGCTTTACTCCTCGACCTGCTGTTCAAACTCAAACCAGTCGTACAGCTGGAACCAGATCTCCTTGCTGATCTCGTCCTTGATCTGCTCCTCTGTTGGTGTGTCGGTGTGCTTAAACGCACGACGGTACCCAAACTCAATACCGCTCTCGATACATGCCTCTAGGACTTTGGATAACTTAGGCTGCATTTTCATTTTCCTTCTTTGGTGTTACAACTGTGACTTCTTCCCACGCGGTTAAGTGTACCACGTTTCCCTCATCGTCGGTGCAGTATGAATACGCACCGTCAATGTGGTCAAAATTAAACTCTTCGCCTGTTTCCACAACACGGACACGGCTACGTCTTGGCACTTGGTACAAATACATCACTCACCCCTTTTAATCGAACTAACATAAAAAATGCACACTAACATACCTAATGTTACTATGCAACCTAACGTGAAAAATAATAGCATATACGCTATGTTCTCGATCATGTGTTTTTACTCCTTGATTTGTTTTAAGGCCCAGTCGAGCCAGTCTTTTGCTTCCATGTCGTAGTAACCATCGGGTCCAACAGATGCCAACTCTTCACCAAGTCTGATTGCAGCATTGCGCCATTGTTGGTTTTGATACTTGTCAGCCCACGCATTTAACTCGTCGATGGTGTACCAAGGACGCATTGTTTCACCCATAGTTTTTACTCCTTAACTTTGCTTCTGTCCATTCAACAGCAAGCTCCCAAACTACCGCATCATTTGATGAAGTTGGTTTACTTGCTTCAATTTCCTCGGCCGTCAGCCCTACCCATGGCTTACGGTACACCTGTGTGTCGTCATCGTCGTCGTCCACCCTGCGGTAGGGCGCAGTTACCCATACTTCTCGTCTAATCATGATTACTCCATGATGTTACTACAAACTCTAACGTAAGGTATATGGTGTTATCCACGACCTGTTTACGTACCTGGAAACCGCCAGTCCCAATGGCTGTGATATCACCCTCAGCTGCCTCTTTTAACAGATTTCGTGCAACCTTACGCATATCGCCAATTGTTGGCACCCCACCGCCCCACTTCCAATCCAAGAACTCCATGACCTTGTGTGCCTTCTCAAAGTCAAACTCGTCCATGATTTCATCAATCACGTAGGCGTCTAAGTACAAACCTAACCGTTTGTTTTCGTTGTGCAATGCCTGCAACACATACTCCTGCTTGATCTTAGACTCGCGCTCTATGCGGTTAAACTCTTCGTCTTCATAGTTCGTCATCATAGGCCTTTTCTGCGCCACTTAGGACGCGCATACGTTCCAACAATTCACCCAAGGGCTCCAGCTTCATCACCCTAGCGCAACTCACCGCTATCGGTGCCCACATGCGTCCTGAGTCCGAACACTCTCTCATGTTCAGATAATCCTCAAAGAAAGACTTCACGCAGGCTTTTAGTTCTTCATCTTGTGTCATGCTTGTCCCCTTGCTCTGATTAGATTTGCTATATCAACTGCCGTTCCATTTTGACTAGGCATAGAAGTTAGAACAAAATGTGGGGCATGGCGTTTGCTTTCTGCAATTTCTGCACACGCCTCACGCTCATGCTCTGCTACCAGTTTGGCAAAGGCTTCATAGCGTTTATCAAAAGCATTTGTAGTGCCGTCATCTAATTCGTAATCAACAAAGCCAGCCTGTTTAGCCATTTCAATGATTTCATCTTGTGTCATGTGTTCTTCTCCTGTGGGGGCAAATGCTCAATATGGTTTTGTGTCTTCCAACCCATTGCATCAGCGTAGCCTTTCTGATACGCCGCATCGACTGCGGGCTTGAGCATATCTATCGCTGTCTCATGCAACTTTTGTTGTATCTCTAACATCTCTGT